TTTCCATCTTTGCAGCAATATCTGCGCCTAATTCCATCATAGAACGTTGAGTGGGACTAATTTGCGTCAATGATTTACTGACATCACCATTGATGACACCAGCCTGCGCGCTAAGACCACCACCATAGTTTTTGATAGAATTGATCTGTGTTTTTTCGAGCGCGGTGAGATTGGTTTTTAGCTGAGCTGCACCCGGTCCAAGTGTAGAAAGTGTTGTGTCATTTTCAGCCATTTTATTTCCTATAAATAAGCATATGAGTAAGACTTATAAAGGCGTCTTTAAACCTAGAAATCCAAGTAAGTATCGCGGCGATCCAACTAACATTATTTATAGGAGTCGCTGGGAATTAAACTTCATGATGTATCTCGATAATCACAGTGAAGTCAAACAATGGGCGAGTGAAGAACTTGTTATACCTTATCGCTCGCCGCTCGATGGTCGTGTACACCGATATTTTCCAGATTTTTGGGTCAAGAAAGTTAATCGCGAGGGAAAACTAGATACGGTCGTAGTGGAAATCAAACCTTACCATGAAACCGTAGAACCAACCGCGCAGAGAAAACTTACTAAGAAGTATTTATATGAAGTTCGCACTTGGGGTATAAATTCTTCCAAATGGAAGGCGGCGAATAAATATTGTGAAGAGAGAGGTTGGGAATTTACTATCCTCACTGAAAAAGAATTAGGAAGCATAATCTAATGGCAACATATATCTTTCAGAAGATTGCTGACGAAGGGAAAGCCGAAGGTCTCGAGTCTGGTAGTGAAGAAGCTCGTGACTGGTATCGAGACAAAGCTCAATCGGTTCGTAATGTCAATACACGTAGAGAACTGAGAAATAGAGATCGTACATATAATAAGATGACCGAACTTGATATCGGTCGTATGTATATGTTTTTCTACGATCCGAAAGGCAAAGACACATTGCCTTACTACGATCAGTTTCCGCTAATCTTCGTACTCGAAAGATATAGAGATGGTTTTCTTGGCATGAACTTACACTATCTTCCCCCTGTATTTCGTGCACGACTGATGGACAAACTATATCAGATAGAAAGAAACGATGCAAACAGAGAATCAAAGAAGCTAAGACTAAGTTATAGTTTTTTGAATTCTGCTGCTAGATATAAATACTTTAGGCCTACCGTCAAGCGCTATCTCAATTCACAGGTAAGATCTCGTTTTCTCTGGATTCCGTATGACGAATGGGATATTGCACTAATGCTGCCTACACAAAGATTTAGAAAAGGTAAATCAGCACAAGTGTGGAGAGATTCTAAGAAAATAATACAGAGAGCATAAAATGTCTTTTAATGTAGACAATTGGAAATCTAAAGTCAAAGAAAATCTACCTGCGAGTATGTATGAGGTAGCGATATATGGATCTCCAGTTTCATATCAAGATATACAAATTAGAGCTGAATCTATTACCGCTCCTGGTATTTCATGGCTATCTGTCGATAATTTTTCGCCATACGGTAACGGTAAAATGTATAACATACCCTATCGTTTTAATCCACAAGAAATCACGGTTGTACATACTGTTGATGATAAGGGTGAATTACTTCGTCAATTTAAAGATTGGGCAAATAAAATTGTCGATATGCCTGATACGAAAATGGGCGCAAAATATTATAACAATTATGTTGCGACAATGGACATATACGTTTATAATAGGCAAGGTAGAACAGTAAAAACATATAACCTCGAGGAAGTCATTCCAATGAGTGTTGAGCCATTGAATCTTTCATGGGGCTCGAGCGATGAATTGGCTAGATTTTCAGTGAGTTACAAATATACAAAATTTAAAATAGTAGGATAATATTATGGCATTACCAAAAATTGATACTCCGACGTTTTCTTTAGAGTTACCGTCGAGTAAAGAAGAAATTATTTTTAGACCGTTTCTAGTCAAAGAAGAAAAAATATTATTGACAGCAAAAGAATCTGGCGAAAAAATCGACATTTATAACGCTATCAAAGCTATCATCAATAATTGCGTGTTGACTGATGGATTTGATGTGAATAAAGTTCCTATCTTCGATATGGAATTTATCTTCATACAAATCAGAGCAGTGTCTGTCGGTACCATTGTCAAGTTTAAAGTAGAAGATAGCGATGATGGAATTACATATGACCTAGAACTTGATCTCTACGATGTCAAAGTAAATTTTCCTGAAGATCATTCTACGAAGGTGATGATCACTGATGATGTAGGTCTTATTTTAAAATATCCTACACCAAAAATTTCTGATGAATTATCATCAAAACAAAGTTTGTCAGAAGTCACTGATGTTACGATTAATGCCTGCATCGATCAGATTTTCGATGACGAAGAAGTATATCTTTGGAAACAAGAGTCAGAGAAAGACAAAAAGGATTTCTTAGAGAGCTTGCCCATCGATGCATACAATCAGATTCAAAAATTCTTCGAGACGTCGCCACAAATCGAGCACGTAGTCACTTATACAAATAGCAACAATACAGAAAAGAGGGTAGTGTTTAGGGATCTAGACGATTTTTTTACGTTGGGCTGAGTTATATGACGCTCTATAATCATTATAAGTTAAACTTTGACGTAACTCAGTATCACAAATTCACATTAACAGAGTTGAACGAGATGATCCCTTTCGAAAGGGAAGTATACGTTGATATGATTCTAGAGAAGATTAATAAAGAGAAACAGAATGGCAGCGAAATTAGTAACTGGGATAGCTAAAGTAACACAAAAGATACTGAAAGCTTCTCGCGCGCGGACCGCGACGGGCTTGAGTAAAGTATCAAGTGGATTTGCTAAAGCAGCGAGCCGTGCTAAGGGTGCTCTCGGTAAAATAACTGCTTTAGGAACTACGGCTGCCGCAGCAAGCGCTATCTCTGGAAAAAATACAACTGCAGAATCAGGTCAACCTACGAGTGTAGGTTCTACAGTTGAAACACAAACAAATGAAGAAATAGCGATTGTAGATCCTATTATAGTACTGCCAGATATCGTACCTGAAGATATTATCTCAGACGAAGTAGCAGAACGAGTTGATCTAACCGTTACTCGACCCATCAAGACTCACAGCCTAATTAAAACTGCGCCTATTGTCGAAGGATATTTTGACGATGATCGTACTTCAGTACTTACAGAATTTGTTATACCAGAAGGTACAGAAATTGAAGCCATATCAAATAGTGTGGGCGCGTTGTCATCACAGATCAAAGCATTACAAGCACTCACTGATTCTATCGAAGCAGTTGCAGATCAAAACGAAAAAACAAAAAGAGATAATGAAAGAAGGCGTGACGAAGAAGACGTAGAGAAAAAAGAAGATAGTGTTTTTAGAAAAGGTGGTGAAGTTGCAGGCGTAGCAGTTGGTGGTTTTCTTGCGAAATGGTTAGTACCAGCAATTACACTTGGGTTTGCTGGTGTTGCTAGTGCTTTTGCTGATAGTCAAGAAGGTAATGAAGAAACTATCTCTGATATGGTAGATGATTTATCTTTTCTCGAAGGCATTGAAGAGAAATATGCAGCGTTGACAGTTGCACTTGGTACAGCTGGTTTGAATGTAAGTAAAGGATTCCAAGCGGTATCAACAACACTATCTGCTAAATCAGCTACGTTTGTACAAAAGATGACTGCGGTAAGTGGTCAAGCACAAACGGCATATCAAAAAGCAGCTACTACACTTGGCAAATTATCTAAAGTCATATCAGCTAATCCTGTAGCGCAAACATTCATAGCACCAATACGAGCATTAGCTGGTTTTTTCTCAGGTGTTTCTAGTGTAGTAGGACCAGCAGTAGCAAAAGTTACATCAGCTATTAGTAAATTACCTAAGTTTATGATAAAATTCTTTAAAGGATTTCTTGCAAAACCACTCAAATATCTTATTATATTTGAAATTATCGATAGTATGATAGATGGTTTGATGGCGTTTATGTTTAATAGTATCACTGAAGCAGAATTCCATACTCGTATGAAGAAAAACATTCATGATATTGTGGGATTGATTGGCGGTACATGGATAACTACAATTATTTTTACTGCAGTAGGCAATTTGATCGGCACTTTCGTTTTACCTGTTTTTGGTAATCTTGTTGGTACAGTTTTGGGTGTTGTAATGGGTGTATTGTATGGCGAAGATGTTTATAAGATAATTGGTGCTGATAATATTGTTGAAGCTATCTACGATTACTTTTTCTTAGGTAAGAAAACAACAATGGCTGAATTAGGAAAAAAGATTG